CGGAATGACGAGAATTTAAGAGTTAGACAAGAAGCTATAAAGAAGAAAGCATTTAATACTCAAAAAGCATTTAATATATCTGCTGCTCTGGTTGATACCTACGCTGCTGCAAGTTCTGTTTACAGAAATACATTAGCACAACCAGTTAATATAGCTGACCCAACAGTAGGTTTAGTAAGAGCGAAGACAAATGCAGCTATAGCTATGGCAGGTGGTTTATTACAAGTAGCAGCTATTGCAAGACAAAAGTATCAATCTTCATCAGCAGCAACACCTGTTAATGTTGGTGGTGGTGGTAGTGGAGCGAGCGGTAATTCTGAACGCTCTGAGCCTTCGTTTAACATAGTAGGGAGGTCTGGTGAAAACTTACTTATAAACGCTATACAAGCACAGTTTGGTAAACCATTAAAGGCATACGTAGTCTCAAGAGACGTTACTACCCAACAACAATTAGATGGTATGATCGTAGGTCAAGCAGGTACTTAAAATAAAACAAAATATAACAAGTTAAGTTAACATAATATAAAGAAGTTAAATATGGAAGAATTAGATACAATAGAATTGTTTATAGATGAATCAGGAGAAGAAGATGGTATTGAAGCTATCTCTTTGGTTGAGTTTCCTGCGATAGAAGAAAACTTTATTGCATTAAGCAAACATAAAGTAGAGTTCAAAACAATAGATTCTGATAAAAGAATTATCGTTGGACTTGCGTTAGTTCCAGATAAGCTGATATACAGACGTAGAGGCGATTACGAATACAATATAGTGTTCTCTAAAGATACTGTAAGAAAAGCCTCTGAACTATACTTAAAACGTCTTAAAATAAACAATGCAACATTAGAACACGATGATCAAATGACAAGTGGTGTTTCTGTGATAGAATCTTGGATAGTAGAAGACCCTAATAAGGACAAGACTGCTTTATATGGATTAAACGCAGTACAAGGTGCTTGGGCAGTTACTATGAAGATAGATAACGATGAGGTATGGGAAGATGTGAAAGCTGGTAAATACTTAGGATTAAGTATAGAAGGTATGTTTAGTGATAACGTAGAAGATGTTGAGGAGATAGAAGCTGCTGATGTATTAGAGCAAATAAAGAATATGCTCAAAGAAGAGTTGGTAGAATATCCTCACTTTATGTATGATCCTAAAACTGGTGATGAAGTTAAGATAATGAATGAAGAGGAACACGATAAGTATAATAAAAAAGGATGGGTACACAGTAAACCTAAAAAATACAAAGAACAAGAATTAAAATCTTATAGTGATTATCCTCAAAGTGCAAAGAACAATGCTAAGAAGGCTTTGAAATATAAGAAAGAGAACGGAAGTTCTTGTGGTACAAGTGTAGGGTGGACAAGAGCAAACCAATTAGCAAGTGGAAAAGCTATAAGCAGAGAAACTATTGCAAGAATGGCTTCGTTTAAAAGACACCAGCAACATAAAGACGTACCTTACTCGGAAGGGTGTGGAGGTATTATGTGGGATGCTTGGGGAGGAACAAGTGGAGTTGAATGGGCAATTAGAAAACTAAAGCAAATAGATAAATAGTATGAGAGCAGTTTATTGCAAGTGCAGAAACACTTATTCTATAAAGTGTGATAAGAATAAAAGCAATCTCAAGTGTAAATCACCTGATTATTGGAAGCAAGGTATAGGCTCGATTCACAAGGAATCAGAAGAGTAAAATAAGACAGTAAATTTTTAAATAGTTATATTAATATAAACCAATAAGTATGAAAGCAACAGAAATCCTTAACAATGTTAAAGACCTTTTAAATCTTTCTAAGGAAGAATTGAAAGTTGAAGACATCGCAGTTGAAGAGTCAGTAGAATTATCTACAGAGGAAGTAACTGAAGAAGTTAAAGAGGAAGTAGAAGAAGTTGTACTTGCTGAAGAACCAGCAGAAGAGGTTGTAATCGAAGAGGAAGTTGAAGCTCCTTCTATGAGTTACGCTACTTCTGATGAATTATCAGCAGTAAAAGCAGAACTACTTTCTATGATCAAAGCGTTGATCGAAGATAAGCCAATGGGTGATGTAAAAGACATTCCAGAGGAGTTATCAAAACAAGAAGAAGTTGAATTATCTGAGGATGTAGAAGAAGTTGTACACTCTCCAGAGAACTCGATAGAGACTAAAAAGAATTTATTATCAAACCTAAATCAACCTATGACTATTGAACAAAGAGTCAATAGAATGTTATTTAATTAAAAATTGTAAACAATGGCTACTACTACAAGTATTACTACTACTTACGCTGGAGAATCAGCAGGGAAATATATTTCTGCTGCATTATTATCAGGTAACACTATCGCAAATGGTGGATTAACTATCCGACCAAATGTAAAATTTAAAGAAGTTGTAAAAAGATTAGAATTAGACGGAATTACCAAAAATGGTACTTGCGACTTTTCTGATACTTCAACTTTGACTTTAACTGAAAGAATCCTTGAACCAAAGGAACTACAAGTTAACTTAGAACTATGTAAGAAAGATTTCCGTTCTGATTGGGATGCAATCCAAATGGGATATTCTGCATTTGACAACTTACCATCTTCTTTCCAAGACTATTTAATCTCTTATGTTGCTTCTAAAGTAGCACAAAAGAATGAGCAGAACATATGGGCAGGAGCAGATGGAGAAGGTTCATTTGATGGATTCTCTACTCTATTAGCTGCTGATGCTGCTTTACCTGCTGCACAACAAATTGCAGGAACTACTGTAAACGCAGGAAACGTAATTGCTGAATTAGGAAAAATTGTTGATGAAATCCCTTCTTCTTTATATGGTAGAGACGATTTGTTTATCTATGTTTCTCAAAACATCTTTAGAGCATACAAGAGAGCATTAGGAGGATTCCAAGCTAACGGACAAGGTGCTGCTGGTGTAGGTTCTAAAGGAAACAACCAAGACATCAACGTCTTATACTTTGATGGTGTAAAAATCTTTATGGCTAACGGATTAGCAGCAAACACTGCCGTAGCAACTACTAAAGATAACTTACAATTTGGAACTGGTTTATTATCAGATCACCAAGAAGTAAAAGTTTTAGATATGGCAGACCTTGACGGAAGTCAGAATGTTAGAATCATAATGCGTTTTACTGCTGGTGTACAGTACGGAGTTGTTGAAGACATCGTAACTTACGGAATCTAAGATTCAAATAAATAAATACAAAAAAGGGGTGGGTAATTACTATCTATCCCTTTTTTAATAACTAATAAATAAAAAATAAATATTATGGCTTGTGATATTACTTTAGGTAGAACAGAACCTTGTAAAGATAGTGTTGGAGGAATCAATGCTGTTTATTTTGTAAATTTTGGAGATATAACCAGTATAACATACGATGGTACAGATACGGATGTAATTGATGCTGTAGCTGGCTCTCCAAGTGCTTACAAATACGAAGTTAGAGGAAACTCTACCTATACAGAAAACATTCAATCAAGTAGAGAGAATGGAACTACTGCTTTCGAGCAAGTGTTAGAGTTGACACTTAAAAAATTAACTAAAGAAGACCACAATACTATTAAATTATTATCTTTCGGAAGACCAAACATTCTTATCGAAGACAATAACGGAAATGTATTCTTAGCTGGAGCTGAGTATGGTGCTGACGTAACAGGAGGTACTGTAGTAACAGGTGGAGCTATGGCTGATATGAGTGGATATACTCTAAGTTTTACAGGTATGGAAAAAGCACCTGCAAACTTCATTAATGTTGCAGTTGTAGGAAATACTGCTGCTGAGAACATTACTGCTGCTGGATTCACTATTGTATAATAGTTTCTGATTAATTTAAACTAAGCCCTACCATTTGGTGGGGTTTTTTTATTAAATAAAACAAAAATAAATTATTTAGTTATCATAGTATGTTAATATTAGAACCAACATCAGTAAATCAAACAATCACGATAGCACCGAGAAGTAGTAACTTTTCAGGAACTGTTGTGTTAAAGATTAGAAGAGATGGAGATGGCAAAGAAGAAAGTGTTACAAACGCTACTTTTGCGAACATTACTAACTTTACAGAAGTTACATTTCAATCAACTATTCTTGAAGAGGATTCTACTTATTATTTAGAAATAACTAATAATGATGAATTGTGGTATAGAGATAAAATATATGTTACATCTCAAACTGCAACAGAAAGATTAACTAATAAGCACGAAATAGGCAACGGAACAATATACAAGCCTTATAGCGTGGTAGATGATAACACATACATAATATAATGAGTTCAAAAAAGAATAACGTAGTTAGAAAGGAATACAAAGACAGTATTAGAATTGTTAATATGTCTTCTTATGAGATTCCTGAGATCAAAGAAGTACACAACAAGGATTGGGTAGCCTTTGGTAACAATAACGATTACTTTGATACTTTAATAGAAAGGTATCTTGATTCTCCTACTAATGGTAGGTGTGTAAATGGTATTGTAGATATGATCTATGGAAGAGGTTTAGAGTCTACAAACTCTGAGTTATTTCCAGAAGACTATGTTAAAATGAAGAAACTTCTTAGACCAAGAGAGGTTAAGAGACTTGTTAATGATTACAAGCTATTAGGTCAAGGTGCTATGCAACTTACTTACAACAAAGCTAAGACAAAGATATTAAAGGTATCTCACTTTCCTATGGAGACGTTGAGAGCAGAGAAAGCAACTAACGGTAAGGTTAAGGCATATTACTATCATCCATCTTGGAAAGACTGTAAGAACTCAGATAAGCCTAAGAGAATCCCTACTTTTAGCAATGGTACTAAATCACAAGTAAACGAACTTTACATATTCAAACCTTACAGAAGTGGTTTCTATTACTATGCTACTGTTGATTATCAGGCTTGTTTACAATATGCTGAATTAGAATCAGAGGTATCTAACTACCATATATCAAATATACAGAATGGTTTACAACCAAGCTTATTCGTAAACTTTAACAATGGAGTACCTAATTCAGAGACTCAGCAAATTATAGAGAGTAAGATAAACGATAAGTTCTCAGGTAGTTCAAATAGTGGTAAAGCAATTATCGCATTTAACGAATCAGCAGAAACTAAAGCTGACATAGAAGCTATACACTTACCAGATGCTCACGCTCAATACCAATTCTTATCTGATGAGGCAAGAGAGAAGATTATGTTAGGACACGGAATTGTATCTCCTATTCTTTTAGGTATTAAAGATAACACAGGATTCGGTAACAATGCAGAAGAATTAAGAACTGCATCTGTACTAATGGACAATGTTATTATCAGACCTTTACAAGATGGAGTTATCTATGGTTTAACAGAGATACTTGAATTTAACAAGGTTTACCAAGATTTATACTTCGTTACATTACAACCAATAGAGTTTACTGAGTTAGACAACATTGAAACTAAGATCAGAAGAGAAGAGGAAACAGGAGAGAAATTATCTACACAAGAGAGTAATGACTTTACAGAAGAAGATGGTGATGATATGATTAATCAATTAGAATCCTTAGGAGAGGTTTTAAGCGATGATTGGGAGGTTGTCCATAGTGAGATATACCAAGAAGAGAATGAGTCCGTTAAAATGGCTGAAATCAAGTATTCTGATAAAGCATCGTCTGAGG